ATGCACGGTCATCTTTTTGTAAAGATACACCAGTGAATTGAGCAACAACCATAGAACGGAATCCAGATGCCTTACTACCATCGGCAAGCATTCCGTTCATTCCATAAACAGAACGCAAGGAAATATTAAAGATATAAGGTGATGCACCAGAAACCGTATCGGTCTCAATCGTTACAAATCCACTTGATGCATTTCCTGGTGTTGCCAGATTGGGTGGAAAACTAGGAAGTAAATATGTGAAGACAGTTGGATCAGTTTCACTAATGCTCTGAACTTTTGTTGAGATATTATATTCTACTGGAGAAACTCCACTAATCTTGATTGGAGTTCCTGCCGTGAATTCATGAGCTACTGCAGTTTTGACGGTAACCTGATTACTTGCGGTTCCACCAGACCCAGACTCAATTGTAGAAATCTGAAGAGGATCTGCGGCAAAGGCACCTACAATTTCCCATTCTGGTCTTTGCTTCTCAAAACCAAGAGCATCGGCAGGGTACTTAGCATCAATATCTCTACCGGATGCAAGATTAAATGCATTAGAGAGTTTTGCATAATACATATCAAGGTCGGTAAGACCCGTATTCTGATACAGATTCACACCATCTGCATATTCAAAGCAGGTGAGCTTGTGGTGAGAGAATGTTGGTACTGATTGATTATTAACCGAGAAGTCTGTTGGGTCAGTATATACCGTACCTTCTGTGCTGCCATCAAAGATACAGAACTGCCAGAAATAGCAAGCACCCGTAATTCTAAAAATTGCCGAACTTGAAACAGCAGAATCAGTTGGGTTCGGAACATATTTTGGACGAATCTTGGTCTTTCTTAAATCTAGACCAACAATTGAAGTTCCTCTGGGTACAACAACACCACCATTAACACTATTAAACTTATAAAGAATATTATCTTCTTGTGTGAGGTCAAATACCGAATCAAGAGTGAGTGATAATGTACTCGATGCCGCAGATGTTGCACCACTCGGAGATGTTACTGTTGCCGTACCACCAACATTTTTTATAGAAAAACCGGGTCTATTATCAACCGTATGTTGACCAGGCATCAAAAGAATCGTGGTCTTCTCTACTTCATCATTACTATTTCCTTTTTGATAAGAAAATCTTGCTGCCTCTAAAAGTGCTCTCTGCAGCGTTTTGAATGGTTGGGCAAGTGAATTACCCTGATTACTAATACTATCAGTAGAATCAAGGTCACTTGGACTTACATAAAGAATACGACCTTCTGTATTCTTTATAAAATTGTCTAATTTATTCAGAGGCATCGGATTATAACTTCTAAATTATTTCTATGTTTTATTTATGAAGTCAAATCCTCCTCATCAAAAAGATATTCTACATCTGGGGGCATATCCTCTGGGTTTTCTAGGTCCATCATAAACAGGCAAGGATGTGCCTCCTCGTCTATAAGATAGAAAGAGTTTTTATATAAATCTTCTGGTTCAAATGTACGATATTTGTCCGCTGTTTTACAGAGTTCTTGGTCGTATAAGTGCCCGTCTGGGAGCTCATCAAAGGTAAAGGGAATCTCGTTGATGAAGTACATTTTCACTATCATACTGCCATTATTGTACCAGCAGTATGCGTGAGTGATTTTGTACTTAAAAGACATATGAATACTTCAATATCTTATATTTATTTTAAGTAGGAAATGGGAGACTAATTTAGAATAAGTTCAGCAAGATCGTTGTGAAGTAGTCTATGACAAACAGCACATAAAGGAATACATTTATCAATCTCTTCTTGTAATTTTTGGTAAGAACCCATTCTCACCATTCCAGATATGCCACCCATATCTTTTGTTGATGGATCGATATGATGTAAATCCATAGCACAAGGAGGGTATTTAACTTTACAGATGGCACAAGGTTTATCTTTTGCCTCTTCGACCATTTGTTTTCTCTTATTATGAGAAGTTTGTTTTGTTTTTGGAAGTTTATGTTCAGAGTGCCACTTTTTTTGATATTCTTTTTGCTTTTCTTTGTTTTTATAAGGCATATAGGTTCAAGTATCTAATGATATTTATAACCCAAATATTTTTGAGTGCGAGTAGCCAGGGTCGAACTGGCACGAGCATACGCTCAACAGATTTTAAGTCTGGTGTGTCTACCGATTCCACCATACTCGCTTGTATGAGACCATTATAACTCAAAGAGTCATAAAGGTCAAGTGCTCCTTGAGGGGATCGAACCCACCTTCGCCGCTTTATGAGAACGGTCCATTCACCAGATTGGTAAAGAAGCATTCGCTATTCGCAAATAACGAATAGCAATACGAGTGCCTGGATTCGAACCAGGTCAAAGGCCCTAATCTGGGGCAAAGGCGTTATAAGTGCCCTCTGACTACCAAGTCTCACTCGCAAAAAATCAACAACCTTCTTCGTGGTCCGTGTGTATTCGGATAAGGTCGTCGTGTGCAGGAATCATCATAGCATCTCCGTGTTCGCTATGAATCATAAAAGACTCTCCGTTCTCTACTCTATTCATAAGAGCATCAAAGTCTGCTTGAAATTCTTCTACAGTAAACTCTTCCATTTATCAAAGGGGATCAGAATATGCAAGACAATCATCACTTACCTGAGCACGAACCACTTCAAGAACATTCATAAACTGGTCTACGGTCTCACAATTTACAACTCGTTCACCACCCTCATTAGAATACAGGTAGAACTTACGAGCAAGAGTATCAACAACACAGCGGGTCAGGGTCTCTTCGGCAGGCATCAGGCGTTTCGTTTGATTACCTAGGTATTATAGGGCATCAGGCGGGTGGTGTCAAGGGGTTTTGGCAATCAAATTCCTCTTGCCGTTCTCTGGCAGATTTGATGGGTGCGGCAAGAACTATATCCTCTTTTGTTCCCGAAAGTTCTCCGCCTTGTGAGGTAATTCTTTCTACCTCTAGTGCGACTATTTCATCAATCGCAATTCTGCATCTATTATATACTGCATTTTCAATCCATTCTTGTGTATCATAAGAAACATAAGCGAGTGCTTTTTCTTGTGCTTCTGTTAAAGTGATTGTGTAGTTCATAGTTTTATCCTAAGAGAAATCCAGTAAAAACAGGATTTTGATTTGGGTGTATATCAATAAAAGAATATGGTCTTACAGTATCATTTGTTGCTAGTGATATGATACATTCTGTGGCAAAAGGACGAAAATTATTTACGGTTTCACTGGTAAATGTTCTGACAATTGCTGTATTATTAAGTCTAATTTCTATGTTATTACTTCCACTTGCACTTGCTTCAGTAAATCCAGTAAAACTAAAATAATATAATCCAGATACAGGAGCAGTAAAATTTCCAGTTGAAGTACTATAATAATTTCCATTATTTAATATTATTGTATTTAAAATAATATTTCCAGACAGTATCGGAATTCCTGTTGCACTAATATTTCGGGCAGTGAATGCTGGTCTATTGGAATTTAAAACTATACCAGAACTATCAATCGATAAAGCAGTATTTCCGGTAGTGCTTTTAATGAAGTTTGCTTGAACTTCACCTACATTTAAGATACTCATAAGTTTTCTGGTTTTGGATATTTATTTTTGACTTCATCAATAGTCGCTTTCCAACCATCATAACCTTGATGATATAAAGTATCTAGTTGTTCTCGAATAGGTGGATAAGCAGAGGCACGGTCTCTTTGATATTGTTTACTTTCATATTCTTGTTGAAGTCTTTCTCCTTCCGCTTGAAGTTCTTCCTCTGTTGGTGGAGGAAGTTCGTTTTCATTAGACCACCATAATCCGTCATAAGATTCACCATCTAATGACCATACGGATCCGGGTCTTAATGATAGTATTGCTTTTGTTAAATCCATTATGCAGAAACCTCCATTAATGTTAAGGTGGAAGTAGGAACAGAATCATAATCATTAGCGACATTTTGAAAGATTTGTGATCTATTTAAATAAACAGTGGGACTACCAGAATATCTACCTAATGCTATTTGATAAGTTACTGACGATGTAGATGCCGGACTATCATAATGAACTCCACTAAGTTGTGACATTCTATATTGAAGGCTGGCGGGATCATATGCTGGGTCTGTATACATGTTAATTGTTCCTGCCGATGCGGGTCTAACACCTTCGAAGATAGGTGAAAAGAAAAAAGGACTTCCGTTTCTTTTTATTCTAAAATGTACCTGATATCCGGATGCTCCTTCTGTTGATGCTCCAACATACAGATTAGTCAAAATAAGTATTCTATTACTTGAACTACTCGGTGTTATTGATGCACTTAATCCAGGAACATCTATGTAATAACCAGTACCAGTTTGCACGGATACTCCGGTAAAACTATCACTTTTTGCAACATGAACAACCTGTATAATACTTCCAGTACTATTAAGAATGGGTTTTCCGGCAACCGTTGTGATTACGTCAGTTCTTAAAGTACTCATTACTCTACACCTTCTGGTTTAGGATATTTTGCCTTTACCGCAAGACAGGCATCAATATATGTTTGTATTTGCTCTTGATCGTTTTTTACAATACCGTCAAGATAATCAGCCATCGGTGGATATTCTGCTGCTCTCAGGCGTTGATATTCGGTATTGTCCCACTCTCTTTGAAGTCTTATTATTTCTGCGTCTACCTCTTCTTTTGTGGGTTTCTTTTGACCACCTTCCCATACTGGTTTTTCTAACCATTCTATACCTTCATAACAATTTCCTCGTACTAAAAATTGTGCATTAGGTCTTAAGGATAAAACTGCAGATGAAATATCAGTACTAAACTTTTTAAGAATATCCAACTCAATCATGCTGACACCTCCATTATAGTAAATCCAGATTTTTGTCCAAATCCTGAAGTAGTAAGTCTTAATGGTACAACCTCATAAGACGCAGCAAGAAGATTGAATGTTAGTAAAGTTCCTGCCGGAGATGTTGAAGTATAAACTACAGGTCTACTATGTAGTGCTTGCCCCACTATTACCCTTCCAAAACTATCAATAGCCCCACTGGTTTGTGCCCAAGAATCTCCATTTATTCCATCTACACCAAGTATTCTTGTAGTTGATCCTGAAATTGTTACAGAATATCCAATATTTGATCTACCATACCTAAAGTCACCACCTAACGATACTCCAGACCATCCAGTAAAAAATCCATCTAAAACATATCTACTATTATTGGCAATTGCAGTAACATTTAAACTATAATATACTTGATAAGATCTGAGAACAGTCACATCAAATTGTGACGTATCCTCTCCATATACAACTTGAAGAATACTTCCAGTACTACCAAGTATTGTCTTCCCCGCAACTGTCTGAATTGTATTAGTTTTTAAAGTACTCATATTTTATCTCAAATAATAACCCAATTGCCGCCTGAACTTACAGTTACTGTGACGCCACTATTTATTGTGATTGGACCAACACTCATTTCATTATAAGATGGACCGATTGTATAGTCCGCAGAAATTGTTGGTCCAGTTCTAAAAAATGGAGTATTACTTGCCGTAATGGTTCCATTTACATCCAAAGCAGATGATGGACTAGTTGTTCCAATTCCCAATCTATCATTTGTAATATTGGCAAATGCAATATTATCAGAAACAAAATTACCAGTATCTCTTGCCTTTCCCATTTTTATTTTTATTTATAATTAGCAACTTAGAACTCTGCTTCGGGTAGAGTGTTTATTGGTTGATTTAGTGGGGTAATTTGTGCCGGAACAATTCCTTGTTGTAAAGTATTCATATAAAGTTGCTGATTTTGTTGATTTGCCTTTACGACTTCATTTCTAAAGGACTCAACCGCAGCGCCAGTTTGATTTGATTTTTGTGCAACTTCAATAGTAAGTATAGGCATCCATTTCACGGCACACGCCCAATCGTCAACTTCTTGTCCGGTGTTTGGATTTACTCCTCTAATCTGAGTAAACCAAGCACATTTATTTTCTATACATTCTTTTTTAATAAGAGGGCAGAAGGTTCCTTTTTTCATATTTAAATTTATAGTTATAGATTATAATACATTAAGTATCAAATAAAAGCAATCGGCCAATCTGGATGTGTTTGGTCAAGAACTAATGCTTTTGGATCATTAATATTTTCTGGCAAATCTCTTAGTTTTTGCCTATAGATTCTCCAAGATTCTTTTTGCTCTTCGGATAATGGTACATCTGGCAATTGAGTCCAATCTGATTGTGTAAGTAATTGATTTCTAATATTTTTTAACAATTCTAGATAATCTTTATTTTTTTCTATTTCCTCTTGTTCTCTTTCTTGTTCTATTCTTCTTTTTTCTACATTATCTAGTGCTTCTTGTCTTTTATTTTCATCATCGGTAGTCCATAAATCATTAGATTTTAAGTAATCAATATAATCCGGCATTAACAACTCATAATCATTAATTGGAGGATGTTCAGTTATAGCATCAGGATCTATATCTATAAACCATTCCCCACCATTCCAGTATGCAACAGATTCTTTTCCTGTCTCTGGAGGTTTTACTAGTGTGGTAAATGGTGGTAAATGAATCTCGTCCTTGTCTTTATTATTTGGAAATTTGTATTCACCGATATATTTTTTAGTTTCGGGAGACCATTGATAACCCAAAATAAGTTCTTCGTTTTCCATAATCATTTTTTTAATTTTTAGAGCATAAAATCATATTAATATATCTAGGAGCCCAGTTTGTTGCACTAGAACCATTATCTGTAGTACCGCTGTGACTGTGTGAGACACTTTGTCCACCTGTACCAAATGAGTGAAAGTGGTTGGCAGTTACACCACTAGTCCCAGCATTAAATACTCCACTATTAACTGCTGCATTTAACCCTAAGACATCACGTGTCGTATTATTATTATTACTTGCACTATAGATGTGTGCGTGGTCATTTGATTCATTATTAGTATTTCCGGTGTGACTGTGATCCACACTTTGATTACCAGTGGTAAAACTATGAGTGTGTGCCGGAACTACATTATTCAGAATTGGGGATGCAGAACCTGCGAAGGCACCACCAACATCACCACCACCAGATACGACTCTAAGCATTCTGTTATTTGCCGAATCGTCTGTTACTCTAGTCCATCCAGTTGGTGCTATATCTTGAGCAAACATCAGTTTTGTTCCCGCTACAAATCCATCTCCAGAAACACTTCCCCACGAAGAATTGGTTCCGTCAGAAACAATTACTTGTCCAGCAGATCCTACAGAAGAATTGATTGAGATAGCATTACCGGAACCACCACCAATAACTATTGCCACTCTACTTTCATTAATTTACTTGTTATTATTTATAGTATTCTTCAAAATTTCAACCTCATATTTAAGTTCTTTAATTGCTTCTACAAGAAGTGCAACAAAGTTTTGGTATGCAACTGATTTAGGATCATCACCAAAAACAAGATGAGGTATAACTTTTTCAACTTCTTGAGCTATAAACCCTAACGAGTGCTGATTATTTTGCTTATAATCAAATTCTACTCCACGAAGTTCACAAACTTTATTTAATGCACCTTCAATAGTTTTGATATTTTCTTTAATTTTTTCATCGGAGTTTGCTGTAACTGTTCCGGCACAAGTAAGATTTCCTGTTGAAGGATTAAAGGTAAGTTTTGTGGATGAAACATTCACAGAATCAACCGAACCAGTAGTTATATCATCAAATAAAAGGTATCTGGTGGCATTGGTAGTTGTGTCATCAGAGAGAGTAACATTTGTAGCTCCAGTAGCACCAGTAGCACCTTGAAGTCCTTGAGAACCTTGAATTCCTGCGACATAATTGCCCAAGTTAAAATATACGACCTCAATAATATCTCCGGCAGATGCACCAACGGTAAGAACAACTGTAGTACCATTAGTTGCGGTATAATCTACAGACTCTTGTAAATGAGAACCATTTAGATATACAAGAATATATTGTGCTCCATACGTAACCGAGAATGTTGTCTGACCAGCAGTAGCAGTAAATGTTGATTTTGTAATTGTTGATGGAATTGTAGCTATGAGCGCACCGGGAATTCCTTGAGCTCCTTGAAGACCCTGAGTACCTTGACGACCCTGAGTACCCTGAAGACCCTGAGTACCCTGTAAACCTTGGGTTCCCTGAGTTGTTCCCGCAAGTCCCTGAAGACCCTGAAAACCTTGAGCACCCTGTAAACCTTGTGTACCTTGAGCACCTTGAGTTGTTCCTGCAAGTCCTTGAAGTCCTTGAGTACCTTGACGACCTTGAAGTCCTTGAGTACCTTGAGCACCTTGAGTTGTTCCTGCAGGTCCCTGAAGACCCTGAAGTCCTTGAGCACCCTGTAGACCTTGAGTACCTTGAGCACCTTGAGTTGTTCCTGCAGGTCCCTGAAGTCCTTGAGTACCTTGACGACCTTGAAGTCCTTGAGTACCTTGAGCACCTTGAGTTGTTCCTGCAGGTCCCTGAAGACCCTGAAGACCCTGAAGTCCCTGAGCACCCTGCAAACCTTGAGTGCCCTGTGTTGTTCCTGCAAGTCCTTGAAGTCCCTGAAGTCCCTGAGCACCCTGAAGTCCTTGGGTTCCTTGAGTACCTTGAGTTGTTCCCGCAAGTCCTTGAAGACCCTGAGTACCTTGACGACCCTGAAGTCCTTGAGCACCCTGTAACCCTTGAGTACCCTGAGTTGTTCCTGCAAGTCCTTGAAGTCCCTGAAGTCCTTGAGTACCCTGAAGACCTTGAGCACCCTGTAAACCTTGAGTACCCTGTAAACCTTGAGTACCTTGTAATCCTTGAGTACCTTGAAGTCCTTGAGTACCTTGAGCACCTTGAGTTGTTCCTGCAAGTCCCTGAAGTCCCTGAAGACCTTGAGTACCCTGTAAACCTTGAGAACCTTGAGTACCCTGAGTTGTTCCAGCAAGTCCCTGAAGTCCTTGAAGTCCTTGAGCACCCTGAAGTCCTTGAGCACCCTGAAGTCCTTGAGTACCTTGACGACCTTGAGTACCCTGAAGACCTTGAGCACCCTGTAAACCTTGAGCACCCTGAAGTCCTTGAGTACCCTGTGTTGTTCCTGCAAGTCCCTGAAGTCCCTGAGTACCTTGGAGACCTTGAGCACCCTGAAGTCCTTGAGCACCCTGTAACCCTTGAGTACCCTGACGACCTTGAGTACCCTGAAGTCCTTGTGTTCCTTGTAATCCTTGAGTACCCTGAAGTCCTTGCGTCCCTTGTAATCCTTGAGTACCCTGAAGACCTTGAGAACCCTGAGAACCACTACCTTGTAATCCTTGTAATCCTTGAGTACCCTGAAGTCCTTGAGTGCCTTGTAATCCTTGAGCACCCTGAAGTCCTTGTGTGCCTTGTAAACCTTGAGTGCCTTGTAAACCTTGAGTACCTTGACGACCTTGAGTGCCTTGTAAACCTTGAGTACCCTGAAGTCCTTGAGTACCCTGCAATCCTTGAGTACCTTGACGACCTTGAGTACCCTGTAAACCTTGAGCACCCTGAAGTCCTTGTGTTCCTTGTATTCCTTGAGTACCCTGAAGTCCCTGAGCACCTTGCAGTCCTTGAATACCAGCGGCAAATGGAGTAACCCAACTAACTCCAATACCAGTAGAAATTAAAACACTACCAGCAATACCTACATTTCCATAATAATCTTCTACTCTTGAGGTAATACCAATTTTACCACCAACATAAAGATTTTTTTCAATACCAACACCACCTTCCGTAACGATTGAACCAGTATCTTTATTTGTTGATTCTGTGGTGCTAGTTACATAAACTACATCATTAATTTGAGTGGTTCCTGCATTTGAATCTAGAATAAGATTTCCACTATTTGTACTGACCGTATTTGTATCAAGTTTAATATTATCAAATGTTCCTACACCAGTAACATTTAAATTATTAATATTTACCTGAGTATCAAATGTTGAGATTCCACTTACTCTTAAACGATTAAGTGTTGTAAGACCAGTAACACCTAAATCACTCTCAATATTTACTTTTTGCTTAAATGTTGATAGTCCGGTTACATATAAATCAGTTACATCAATTGCTCCGATAAACTTTGTTGCCGTTACAATACCCGTAAAATAAGCACTTGTTCCGGTAACAAATCCAACTGTTGTAACTCCAGTAACTTGAAGATTTCTAGTTGTTGTGGTTCCTGTTACTCCAAGAGTTCCAATTGTCGCTATTCCGGTTATAGTAAGATTATCAATAAAGGTTCCGCCTTTAAAACTAGATATTCCTAAAACATCTAGTAAAACCTTTGGTCTAGTACTTCCAATACCAACACGATTATTAACTTCATCAAATACAAAGTTTGAAGCTCCATCAACTAATCCGGCAGAATTATGAAACTGAACTTGTTGATATGTTCCTCCTGCCCCTGCTCTAATTGTATCTTGATTTGTCCAAATTAAACCACCAAAATTATTTTTAACTAAAATTTGATTATTAATTCCTGGATTATTAAAGTAATCATAAATTGTTCCAGTAAGTCTAAGGTCTCCCTGAACGTGCAATTCTTGTGTTGGATTTGTGGTTCCTATACCAACCAATCCAGTTGGTTGTACCGTAAAAAGTGCTCCACCACTACCAACATTTAACCCATTACCAATTGTTAAAATTCCAACAGAACTATTAAAGACTAAATTGGAAGATGTTGCAAAGTCATTATTTTCTTTAAATAAAACTCCACCATTATTTCCTGGTGGAGATACTGTTATTGTTGCGGCAATTGCAGGAGACCCATCAGGATTCAAATAACCCTGTACCGTAATAGCACTTCCTTTAAAATTAAGTTGACTAATACTACTAACTCCTCCCGGTGGAGTTATAACACCTTCTTCATAAACAGTAATTCCCGCAGGAATTAATCCTCCACCAACCGGAATCCAATATCTTTCTCCCGGATTTTCTAAAAGAGATATAAGTTGATATTGAGTTCCTAATGGTATTGTTGGTCCCGGTACAGCAGGATCTCCAAGATTTGGTTCTGCCTGGTCAAGATCCAAATACCTATATCTATCAGTAGATAGTGAACCCTGTGGAGTTCTTTTGACTCTATTACTAAGGTATCTTGGCATAATTATGTCGTACTATTTTCTAGAATGCTGCAAATAAATTCCATATGAAGTGGTCCGACGTGACCTCCATTCAAATAAGTATGAGCAATACCAACAACTACACCAGAATTAGTTACAAAGGTTTTAGAAGTTCCGACACTACCAATTATAGAATCAACAACGAAAGATTGTTGAGGTGATGGGAAAATAGATGTGGTTAGTCCGAATGATCCGCTACAAGTAAATGCCAATCCACTCATCGTAACCTCATCATTTACATTAAAATTATGTGGTGTAAGTGTGGTTACAGTAGTAATTCCACTTGTATTGTCATATACGCAGTTAGTAACCGAAACAATACCTGATTGAGTTCCTTGAATTACAACAGAATCATTAATTACGGCGGTTCTTTCTAAGACTAATCGTCCGTCAACAATTACTACAGCATCATTTGGAGGTATTTCTACATTTTTAATGATTCTAATATCTCTAGTATTTCCAGAAGTTCTTGATGATGTACTTTTTCTTCTATGAGTAAGAGAGACTGTTGGATAAGTATTGACACCCACATTTGCAACCTGAGCATAAAGAAGAATTGCAGAGACTCCAATAGGAGTTGTATATACTGTCTGTTCTCCTGGAGCAACCGGAACTGCTATGGTTAAAAATTTATTAAGTGGTGCGACTGCCATATCTTATCTCAATGCAAGTATGAGTGGTGTAACTTCTGCCTGTATTGCCTTACTAAAATCTCTTCCTCTGATAGTTGCAGATGGTTGATTAATTTGAAATCCTTCACCGATATCAAAATTACCTTTTTGGTCTGTACTTGTAAATGGAATTTGTGCCCCATCTAAAGCAACAATCTCATTTTCTTTAATAGAAACTCCACCTTTAAACGGTGTTGATGTATTTATGTCTGTGCCAGTACCGATATATTCAAAAGAATGAGAGCTTGTAAGTATGCGACTGATTCTCTTTAATGAAACTTCTTCTCCACCAAATAGTTCATATGGTATAAATTCGTTAAAAGTGACTGTTGTAATTCCAGTAACAGATGTTGTTTCTGTTGCAGAATCAACCGCATAATAAATTGGTTGAGTAACAACATCTGCAGTAGCAGTTCCTCCGTCAATAAAAACTTTAAGATCTTGCGTTGGTAAATAATTTCTTCCACTATTTACAATATCTATTGCCGTAATTGCACCTGTTACTTCATCAATTGTCGGACTTAATTCCGCAATAATTCCTTGAGGTCCTTTTGGTTGTTGAGATTGATCAATATTATCATAAACAAATATTGTTGGAGGTGTTGCAGGACTATATCCAGACCCACCATTTGTAACTTTAATTTCTTGAATTTGAACCATTGGTTCTTGAAGTATTCCGGTTCCTTGAGCATCTGGATAATTATTTAAATTAATCTTAAAGAAAAGTGCCTGGCCATCATAAGGTCTTCTTTCAAGTCCACCACCATCTTTCATATTAGCAAAGGTGACTTTATCACTTCCGGCATCAACACCAGGTTGAGTTCTAGTTGGAGGGAAAGTACTTACAATGCCAGTAAATTCAGTAGAACCTAATCCAACGGCAACGAGTCCAAAATTACCAAATGATGAGTTGGAGTTTGTTAGGTCACAAGAACCACCAGTATCCGCATAGATTGCAATATCGCAGTTGATTGTGAAAATAGAAACTAACTGAGCATATCCATTATTAGTAATTGATACTCCGATTCCTGCCTCATTATATTGTGTGAATGAATCACAAACCATACACTTCAAATCATTACCAATTGTTGCTGCAGTTGCATGGTCTCCATTAATTTTCATACCAATACTGCTACTCATAAAGTTGGTGCAGTTACGAATATATGGAGACCTCCATCTTCCAGTAGGTCCTTCTGTAGCAGGACCCGGTTCTAAATATCCAGTTCTAACTCTTGAAATCCCTGCTGGTGGTGGGAATGCCACTGCCGCACCTCTAATAGAAATTGGTGCAGCTGCATCAAATGGATTTTTACTATAAGCAAAACTTAAGTTCTCGATTAAACATCCTCTTCTCACATAGAATACGTCATCATCATTTTGTGGGCATATTGTCACAAGTCTCAAATCTTGACCACTAACAGTAACATCAGTTCTCAGTCCAATTGGGTTATTTTCAAAATAAACGCCAGAACGAACCATAATAGTATCGCCTGGTTGTGCAACATCTGCTGCTGCACCAATTGTAAGTTTTGCCGCTCCTTCGGTTCTTCCATTATTATCATCATTTCCATACTTAGAAACATAAATGATATTCTTAGAGTCTGCACCGGAGGGAGACCATACTATCTTTCCGTCCGGATATGTGGTTCTAGGAGAAGAAGTGGGCCCATTATTAATAATTGTGGTTACAATTCCTGCACAAACAGTAATTGCGGAGACGACATTAGAGCAACCATTAATGTTTGTATTAGACCCAACAACAGGATCATCTGCTAAAGTTAAATCTTTAATTTGAGGAAAACTAGATCCTACACTTTGATATGATTTTGGAAGGGGTGCATTATTAATTACATATCTTGCAATTTGTGCTGCAGTTGTAATGGCAACAATTGTGGCATCTTTTACAGAATATCCATTTATATCATTTCCTGTAATATGAATTAATGAAGGTCCATTATAATAAGATAGTCCGGCACCAACAGACCTAGAGTTTCCACCTCTCGTAATATCATAGGTAATCGCTTTAAGAATACTCTTAATGTCATCTTTACAATTTACGGGATCGGTTGCAATTCCCGAAGAATTAACAATAGTAAATGCCGGACTCTTATAGTCTGTACTTGTTAAAAATCCAATAGTTTCATTTGCAATAAAATCTAGATTAAGTCTTATAAGATTTGCCGCATCAAAGAATCTACCACCTATGATGCCTCCAGATGTATCAACTCCAACGGTAGTTAAGACATTTCTAGGGACCTGATATTGCTCTGATCTAAATCCAACATTTTCATCTGTATCGTATATTGCTCCACCATCAAAGAAAACATCTTTTTCTTTGAATTGAATGTCTCTTCTTGGATTATTTGTACCGAATCCAACAGATCCTATTCCAGTCGTTGTAATTACTGTTCCTGCCGTGCCAACTTGAAGAGTTGTTTGAAGAGTCGTGGCACTATCAACATTTAAAGTTCCATCAACATCTAAGTTTGCCTGAACATTTACTAAATTAGTTGCAGAATCAAGAATTAGGTTTCCAGTTCTAGTATTAATGTCTGCTGCTCCTGCAGATCCAATTGTTACCTCACTAATATAGGCATTCGTAAATGCTGTTGAATTATTACCCAAATAAGCACTTTTATCGGCATCAGGAATTATTCCAGTATTTACCTGAACCTGACCTACTAAAGTTGATGTTGAATCTACATTTAAAGTTCCGTCAACATCTAAGTTTGCCTGAACATTTACTAAATTAGTTGCGGCATTAAGATTTAAGTTTCCGGTTGCAGTATCAATAGTATTATCATTAGCACCATCGGCAATTCTAATTTCACCGATATGTGCATCAGAAAATGGTAATGCCGCAGTTCCTAGATATGCCGCTTCATCAGAGATTGGTACAATACCAGTATCAACGGTTACTAGTCCTCTTAATCTTGAATCTAAATCAACATTTAAAGTTCCGTCAACATCCAAGTTTGCCTGAACACTTACTAATTCAGTTGCTGCATCAAGAATTAAATCTCCGGTTGCAGTATCAATAGTATTATCATTAGCACCATTGGCAATTCTAATCTCCCCAATATGTGCATCAGAAAATGGTAATGCCGCAGTTCCCAGATATGCCCCTTCATCGGAGTCTGGTACAATACCAGTATCAACGGTTACTAGTCCTCTTAATCTTGAATCTAGATCAACATTTAAAGTTGAATCAAAATCAACCGCACCTGTTGCGTGAAGAGTCCCTGTTATATCTAAAGTTGATACTGGACTACTATTTTGAATACCAACTTTGGACATTCTATAAATGTCTGATCCAGATAGAGACCATCTATCGGAAATAACTATATTGGTAAAACTTGTGTTAACTCCAATAGTAGCTGATACAAGATTATCGGGATCAGTACCATCAAGAAAATTTAAATTAGCAACTGTTCCTTGAAAGACATTTTCATCATATATTCCAATTGTTTGTAATGGAGTTCCTATTCCAGAAATATCTCCCCAAAAAACACTAGATCCATCACTTAAAAGAACTTGACCTGATGTGCCTTTGTTTGCAAATTTGTCTTGAAGAGCCCCCTTAAGGCGTATATCTTGCTCAAAGGTGCTGATACCTAAAAATAACGCACTTCCATTTACGGTAAGATTTGATGTTGGAGTAGTCGTACCAATTCCAACTTTATCATATACAATTAAATTATCGGCAAGTAAATTAATTAAGTCTTGAGGTGGTTTATAAGTTTCACTAAACTCAATATCAGGTTCAGTTACAAATTCTAGTTCTTGTGAAACAAAATACTTTTTAGCGTAGGTGAAAGTACTGAATGCTGTCATTTCTTTAAGTTACTTTTTTGTCGTAGTGATAACCAGCAATTGACCTTTCAGAATTATCTCCGGGATAATCTTCTATGTCTCCTTCATACTCTGCTATTAATTTTTCAGTATCTATTCTTTCACCAAATATATGGTAAAAACAATATATAGGGGTTTTTTCTTTTGATTCCAATATAATTTCAGTACTATCAAGTTTTTTTACAAAAATATCTTGATGAAATTCAATTGGGGTAATGGAAACAGTAATTGTATCAGGATCTACAAGGTTTTCCCAATATTCTGGAAGTTTAATTATATTTTCATTCATTAACTTTCCACGAACATATACTGCCGCTTCGGGCCCTTCAACGCAACTATGAGTTAATCTCCAACCACTTTTAGTTGGGTGAGGAATGTCAAAGTTCTTCTTTGCCGAAAGTTTGTGCTTTCCTTTATTAGAATAAACTTCTCCATCTGCATTAACATTTCTTTTAACATTCACAAATTGATTAACATTCACACTTTTTTTGACATTCACAAATCCATCAGTATTAATATCAGGAGTGGTAGGTTCTTCGGGATTTTTAATTACATTCAAAGTTCCATAAAGATTAGAGGCAGCACCATTTCCCGGATAAACTTCTACACCAGCCCACATTATTGGTGCTTTATTAAAGTTTATTTCTTTACTTAGATAAGTCTTGTCTGCCATTTTATTTCTTATCCAGTATATTTGCCAGTATCACCAGCATAGAAAGCATTTTCAACAATATCATCACCGGCAGGAGATCCTTGAGGGAATATTCTTTCACCTGTAGAAGTTCCCTGTGGAGCAAGACTTCCGGTTTTTGCTATACAATCTGCCTGATTTGATTGAACTACAAATCTAGAACCTGCCTTAATATTTACATTTCTACCTGCGGTCAGATTAATGTTTTCATCGGCATCAATAATTATATTTTTTGCTCTTATTCTTACATCACCATTTCTTTCTGCCGTGATTGTTACATCTCCATTCTTACCGGCAATTACAATATCAACCCCTCCACCGGAATTATTCTGTCCTGCAATAATTTCAATTGACCGATCATTATAAATTTTAAATAATCCATTACCATTACTTAATCCAAATACATTAGTATCTTTATCATCAGTAATTCCATAGAAACTATAGATGTCAGATCCACCTAAACCTAATTGTTGGTCCCTAACATCTAGACCAAAATTAGGTCCAAGTTTCCAATAATTTCTTGCTTGCCAGTTTATTTCTCTAGTCATTTTTATACCACACAGTCAATAACTTGCTTCACTTCACCTTGGAATGAACTTCTAAATCCAAATACAGGTTTTAATCTTGCTCCAGAACCAGTTTGTGTTATGACTTTCAAAACTGGTAAATCTGTAATGTCCGTAATATTTATCGGCGTAATGCTAGAGATTGAACCACCATCAATTACAACATCATATTGATTTCCAAAGTTATCAGTTACAATATCTCCATCTTGATAATTATATCCAGGATTTAGAATTAAAACTTCAGAAATTGTGATGTTCTGTTGGTCCGTAAGTGTGATATCGGCACCAGTACCTCCAGTGCCAGTATCAACACCAGTACCTCCAGTACCAGTATCAGCACCAGTGCCAGTACTAATGATATCGCCAACTTGTGGTTGATTCCCTAGAGTATATCCTTCACCATCGGAATTAATCACAATTGCCGTAACCTGTCCGTTCTCGATGACCGATTGAGCCACGGCACCGTATCCTTTTCCACAATTATCAGTGATTGATACAAATGGTGGATAGGTATAACCAGAACCTCCTGATGTAAGAATTGCACCAATAATGCTTCCAGTACCTTCGCCAATTGACCCAAAGACTGGAAGTGCCGATGCTCCAGAACCACCCCCACCAAAAATATTAATTGATGGAGGATTACATACGGTTGGTGTTCCACCAAAACAATTACTCAATCCACTACCAATAAAGTCAGGGTCACTAATTTCTGGATTTAAGAAATCAAGAGGTCCTATAATACTTTCAATACCAGATAATCCAGATTCTGGGTCAGAAGCAATAGCATTAGCATTATTCGCAAGTTCTAAGATAGCATTTACATCAAATGGTGGAGATTGTGTTGGTCCAGAACCAATCGTCCATTTCTCAACGCCCGGATCGGTTTCTTCTTCTCCGCAGTTGAATGATAGTGGAATGCCAAGAAGACCTCCGGCAAGTTGCCTTATAGTATCTCCAAGATTAAAATTACTAAAACTTAAGAGTAAAGAAACAGCTCCAAGAACTCCGGACATTCCTGCTATAATTAAATCAATAATCCCATTCAATAATCCTCCAAGAAACTGGTCAATAACACAGGATACAAAGTTTGTCACATTTTTTAATATAGCACAAACCATATCACTTATAAGACTTCCAAGACTTTCTATAATACTTGAAATTAAACAAGGAATTAATTTTTGTAATTGTTTTACAGGTTCAATTGTTGCCTTCTGGGATTCTACCCCTGCTAAATGTGCCGTGGATTTACTTTGAGTTGCCGCCTTTGTTGTGGAGTTTACCGTATCATATACTTGTTCGGCACCTTGTTGTAATACAGGTTGCAATTCTTCGTAAGTACTATTCACAACTCCGGAAACTATTTCTGTGGTAATCCCTTGTATTTTTTGAGATATTTGGTCACACAATTCTTCTACTTTAGCGTTAATCCATTCTTGTGCCAGATTTGGAAATGATTTTAGGTCTTGCAAATACTTAATCGCATTTTCAAGTTCTGTGGCAATTTTTTCCATCTTGGAACCTGGTATTGTGGTCCCAAGTTGAAGTGTATCACCAATTACACCAGAATATGCAATTTTATCATTACTATTTGCAACTTGTGGAGGTAAATGAACCGGAGACTCTTGTGCTGATGTTGTCTGCTCGTTTGTTTGATTTTGTTTTAATTTAGATCCATCATTTGTTATTTTACTGGTATATCCGGTAAATGGTTGAAATGGTAATCTAAATTCTTCGTTTGATGCTCCTTCCTTGGTTTTACCAAATACTCCTATAATAACGGGAAGTTGAGCATTATCACCATCCATAAAGAATCCAAAGACCGAATCTCCTGGTGCAACTTTTATACTAGTTCCATAGTTTCCTGCGCCACTGCCATCACTTGTGGATAATAGGACTTGTGCCCAAGGAAGATCATCATTTGATAAATCAGCTTCATTTGTGGGATGATATCCCATAATTCTAACTTTACGTCTATTTCCCCATCCTCCCTTATCAAGTTGGTCTTTTTGAGCACCTTCTGGAGCTACTTGACCAATCCACCAAAGAAACCCATCTCTTCCAATAAAATTAGTTTTAAGTAAAGACTGTTCCATTTATTTTTGTCTAGTATTTGTTCCGTAACGCCCAAATGTATCTCTAATTAAAGTCATAGAAGTATAAGAACCTTCCGTATCAAAGTGGTGGCATAATGCTTTTATCATATATAGACCACTTTGTTCATCATCATATGTTGCTCCGTCTTCTCTGGAAATTTTAGGAAAATTGCAAGTAATAATATCTCCTGCTCTTAGATTGGTATTTGAAGGTACGGTCATACTCAAAGTTTGAGTAAACAAAACATTATATCTCATTATTGCCTGAGACTGATATTTTCCAGGATCTGCATTTTCTTGCTTAGAAACATCTTTTTCTACAGTTCCAACATCTAAAACCTGAGTTATAATTCTTGTCGGCAAATCTCCAAGTTTCTCATTAGAGCTATTTGTAATCTTAGGCAATTCTAAAATCTTTCCTAGGTTTGCAGATTCACCGGCATAATCTTCAAGTTTAAATGTTGATGCATTAAATGTAAAATTAAGAGGATCATAAACTACTCTATAACTAGAATAACTACCCAATCTAAGTTTCTCAATTAGATTTTGATTTCTGTTTGTGGTGTATTGTAAAATCTTAAAATCATTATCTCTCTCATATCCAGTCTGGTTTACATCAGTATAATCATACACAAATTCTTTATCATTAAAAGTTTTTCTTGGAGTTTGTGAAATTAAATTATCAATTGACCTAAAATTAAATCCATCCTGTGTTTGGAAAAATACATATCCTGCCGTTGCATCTTTCTTTGAAGTTTCCGGAACTCCTTTAGATGCCAACCATACTAATACCGTAAATGGTTTTCTAAGATTACCAATAAAACCGTACTTATTTTGAGTCTTATCAATTTTATCAAT